CCGGAGTAGCGGGGGAGTTTTGAGACGAGTTCGGCGGGCGGGTTCGCCCATTTGGCCGCCGCGGCGCGGAGTTGCTGTAGCTCTTCCATTGTTGTTTCCTTTCGACTCGATCAAGGTAACGAACATTCGGGCGATAGTCAAGCATTGTTCGTAAATGTTGGGGGTTGACAAGCGTCGAGGTTGAGCGCATAATGAGACCCGCACAACTAGAGAAGAGTCCGACTACTGAAGGACTGCATCGCCCGCTCAGCTAGGCGTAGGGGGGAGGATCCCGCCGGCGGTAGGGCTGTCGGTAACGCGGGTGAGAGCCGTCCCGGTGTAGCAATCCCTACGAAACCTTCAGGCCGCTTAGCCATAGCGACGACGGAGGGCGTTAGATCTACTTTGCGACTCGACAAGATTCGAGCGGGCGGACCCGGGGATAGTGCCTTCCGCGTTCGCGCTTCGCGCTCACTTGGACTACCGCGCCGGCGTTGCCGGCTTGGTGGCGGGCTTGAGGGAGCCGGCCAGCTGCACAACTAGAGAAATAGTTACTGACCGGCTCAACCTGCAAGGGGCGCGTGAACGCTCTTTAAGTGTAACTACTTTTTGACGTTAGGGCTAGAGGCTGGAGGCATTTCTCCCGGGAACGGCGGACGGTCCGCGGCGATCGTCGCCTTCCATGCGGCCTCGACTCGGGCGGGGTCTTTAGCGAACGTCGGCGAAAGCTCTAGATGTAGCCATTTGCCGCCGGGGGTGCCGGCGTTCTCGTCCTTGGTGTAGATCTTGACTCCGGGCTTCCCGCCGAGTTCCGGGCGGGAGCAACGAAAACCGCGGCCCCATTCCTTGAAGCTGTAGTCGTGAATCTCTTCGATACCGAGGGCTTCGTGGTGCTTGACAAGCCAATCGAAGAAACGGGCGGCCCATTCGCGGTTTTCCGGCTTGTATCCGACGTCGAAAGCGCGGCCGGTCGCGTGAACCGACAGGCGGGTTGAGCCTCTCATAGGACGATTAGCCCATATGCCGAGGTTCGTCATTTGGGCTTTGCCTTTAGTGAGGATCTCGACGAGTTTCTCGGTCCCGGCGAGAGGTCCGGGGCGCGGGTCTTTGTTGCCGGTGTAGTTCATACGATGGGGCTTTCCGCGGCGGGGTCGCCGTCTTTGTCTTTGTCGTTACGGCCGGCGGATCCGATCATGACTCCGGAGAGGGTGCCGGTTAGGAAGCTGATCGTCGGGCCGAGGATGCGGAAAAACTCGGCGTCGTTCGGGCTTTGTTCTTGAGGCTGGGACACAAAGAGAAGGGCGTAGAGCACAACAAAAACGGAGACGGCGAGGGTCGCTGCAAGGGTGATCCCGATATAGAAACGTAGTCGGGCGTTTAGTTCGATCTCAGAAAAACGGCGGTTCGATCTCAAGCGCATTTAGGGCCTCTCGTTCTCGGCACCGTTTCCGGGCCGGCTGGCAGCAACTCCGGGAAGTAGGTTCCGGTAGCCGGACCCGCTCCGAGCGCCTTATTTTTGACACGCGGCGCGACAGTAGTTTCCGGAGCGCGAACATAGCCGCAAGGGTCCCGGTAAATATCGCTACAGGCCGTCAGGATTGACGTCAGGATTAGCGTCGCCGAAAGTACGGGTATCGGGGACATAGGCCGGGGCCTCTACTTCCTCGACGGTTGGGGCGGGCTGCTCGCCGGGGGCTAACGGGAACGCGGCTTCGGGGCCGGGGGTCCAAGTCGCGGGGAAGTCTCGGAGCTGCTGACGGTACGCGGCCCAAGCCTGCTGATTAACGGGGGCGTCGGCGACTTGAGTCCAATCGGACGCGACGAGACGGCGGTCGCGGTGGATCCGCATACGTTCGAGCCACCATTCGGTAGGGACTTCCTCGGGATCAAAGGGTGAGGAAAGGTTCATTTATGCCGCCTCATAGACGAGATAGGCGCGGATCTGATCGCTTGTCGCCATTTGGATATTGGGGCTTCCGCCCCAAGTCCCGGTCGTAGACCAATCTCCGAAGAATGAGGCCTCGGTCGAGGAGGTTACGTTCAGAATAGCCGCGTATGGGGTGCTAGTGCTTACGTCAAGGATCCAAGCGGAGCCGTAGGTTCCCCAAGTCGGGTTATTGGACGGGATAGGTAGGGACATATTGAGCGGGATACCGACTTGGCCGGTCCCTGACGCGATCGTTACGGCCATAGTCGCTACTACTACTTTTTGGATTCGGGCATATCGGGCGGTGTTGACCGTCACCCCAAAAGTCGTGGTCCCTTGACGAACTACAGGGGTCCAAGTCTCCCACACGGCCCCGATCTGATTAGCAATAGCCGCGGTCCATTTCTGACCGGGGACAATGCCGGCGGTGTACTGAGTAGCCATAGTTACCTCCTAGCCACAATAGTTGAAGTCGACAGTACCGAGGACGTCATCGTCACAAATAAGCGGCGAGGTGTAGCGCATAGAGAACGCGAGTTGGGTCCGCCATACGCCCGGTTCGATCTGATGCTCAATCCCGTTAACGAGCGCCTCCCGGTTGAACTGCGGGCCAGTAGCCGGCGTCCGCTTAAACGTCACCCGGTCCAAAAGCTCAAGGCCGAGGATCGTCTGCCAATCCGCGGCCGCGGTATTGACCGAAACCTCGATAGGTGAAACGCGGGGGACGAGAGCGCCATATACGCCGAGTTTCGCGTCGCCGAGGGCGGCCGCCGCGGCTGGGGAGTCGAGGTAGGTTTCGATTGTGAGGGCCGCGCCTCCGTACGCTTCGATCACGGCGTCGCTGTAGACGCCGATCTCGCCGTCGCCGGTGAAGTTGACCGTTATATCGTTTTTGAGGGCGTCGGCGTCGTATTCGATTGTTACCTCGGGGCCGTAGCGGAGGCCGGTCCCGGAGTCGGTGAACGTGGCTTGGGAGGTTGCGGAGCGGGCCGCGTTGAAGGCGTCGAAACGTGAGGTCATGGTAAGGACCCCGGATTTCGTGGCGTAGAACTCGCCGCCTTCGGAGTCGGTCGTCAGCTGCATTTCGGGGATGACGCCGGACCCCGATCCGATCTCCGACACGGACGCGACCGGGCTAGTTGTAAACGAGGTGAGGGCCGCCGGGTAGTCGGTGGTGGCGCGGAGCCTTTCCATCCGGGCGGACGTTGTTTCGGTGATTCGACCGGACCCGAAGTTGTAGAGGTTCGACACTTCGGCCGCGGCCAGTATCCGGTTATGTATTGAGATTTCTTGGATTGTCGCCCCAAAAAAGGTGATATTTCGGTTGGACAATCCGGAGAAGCGGAAGGCGCTCGCGGTCCTTGTTCCGGTTACGTCGAAGCCGTCGAGCCATATTTGCAAAGTCTGAGCCGCGGCGTTTACTGCTACTACGAGGTGGCGCGGGACGTTCGACGTTATTTGCTGGGTGATGGTGTACGTATGGCCGAAGCTCACCGAGTCAAGCCGGATTACGAGGCTTCCTTGGGGGTTAGTCCCGGAGTCCCGCTGATATAGAAACATAGAGACTCGGATTGTTCCGTAGTCGCAAGTAAACGAGCTGAAGTCGCCGGACGATCCGGAGAACTGGATCCATAGCGCGAGAGTGAAGTCGTAGGCGACGTTCGGGACGGCGGGCGGGTTGCTCGTGACGTAAGAGTCAACAAAGGCGGAGCCACCTAGGAGACCGTTAGCGAGTGCTGGCTGCTCAAAAAAGTAGGGGCGGGTGCCGCTACTTCGGACGAGAGCGCTTGACGAGTAGAAGTCTTGGAGGTTTTGCGAACCTTGGGAGTCGTTGCATCGCCAGTAGTTCAACGGGCTTAAAGACTCGGTATAGATCCCGACCCAATCGGTCGGGACGATCTCGTTTACCATAAGACCAAGCGCGTCAAACGCTTGAATAGTGACCGTCGAGTCGTAGCCGGCCTCCGACCATGTAACCGGCCAACCCGCGATATAGCCGCGGAAAACGTCATAGTTTACGCCGCCGGCTTGAGCGACAATCTTTATTTGGCGGCGCGGCGTGAGGTTGAGATAGTACGGGCCGGCCGTGTTAAACGGATCGAAACGGCGTTCCCGGTTGTCGAGGACGAGTTGGGCGGTCCCGGCGTCGAAGTCTTGGAGGTCGTCGGCGCGGCCGCGGGAAGTGGTGATCCCTCGGACGTATTCGGTGATTTCGGTCCATCCGGGGGACGCGACGTAGGGGCCGTCGGTAAACGCAACGAATACGCCGACTAGGGGGAAGACGGAGGTTAAAGCGTCTTCGCCGTTGTAGGTGACGGCGGCCGAGTCGTAAGTGAGACCGGCTTGGTTATAGGTGTCGGTCATTAGTTCCGGTAACCGTAAACACGGATAGAGCCGCCGGTCATAGTGCCGGCAACGCAAATGATGCTAAACGCGGTGTAGCTTGTCGCGTCGTTTAGAAACCCGCCGTATTTTTGCATTTCGCCGGCCGCGGTTACGGTCGTGAAGTCAGAGCTAACAATCGTTCTAGCCGCCAAGAATGGGTTAAGGATATTACAATCTAACGAGAGGGCGTTTACCGTCATTGCGCCAATAACCGAAAAGTTAGAGCCGTTATTTACGCTCGCGTCTCCATAGGTATTGGTCGGGAAGTCTACATACATTCGCGCGGCGTAATATCCGGTCGTTGTTGCGCCTAGTTGAAGGTTAAGTCCTTGGGTCGTACTCCCGACTCCTCCTGTGATGATCACTTTATATGCGTCGTACAAGCTTGAGAACGCTCCCGAAACCGTTACAGAGCCGACGGCGTTTCCGATCGTGACGGTTCCCGTAGCGCCTACGGTTCCGTTAGTCGCCCCGGTCGGGATGACTTTGACCAAGCCCATATATTGCTCGACTTTTTCTACCGCATCGTTCAAGTCTTGGTGCTGGCCAGCATGAGAAGGCGAGTTAAGCGGGCTACTCGTGAGCGGATCCGTAAAGTTGTCGATAGCTCCGGGGAATACTGAGGGCATGGCCTACCTCTTTCTCTTTGCTTTCTTAGGGGGCGTAGTAAGAAGCTTCCCGCTCCGATTGTCGTAGGCACCGAGTACGGCGCTGACTTGCTTACCGATCGCTACCGGGTCGCCGACCCCGGCCGAAATGTTGACCGTGATCCCGCCGCCGACTCCGGGCGCGGCGATCGAAGCGCTAGAGAGCGCGTCGACTTGGGATTGCGCGGCCGATACCGCTCCGGTTAACGCGCCGCCGAGCGCTCCGGTGACGCCAGCGGAGAGACCGGCTTGGACGCCAGCAAGGTCGGAGAGGCTCGTATTTAGGTCGGATACTGAGAAGCCGGCGGTGCCAGAGAGGAGGTCGCTTGTTACTTGTGCTCCGGCTGAGGGGCCGAGGTCGAGGAGCTGCTGGAGGCCGGCTTGGCCGAGACGGTACGGGTCGCCGAGGAGGGTTCTTAGGTTCGCGCCGAAAGTCTTAGCGTCCGCTATTTGTTTCTGAAACGCGGCGGCCGGGGACACTCGGGCGGCTTGGGCGGCGGTTACTCCTCGTTCTGCCGCCTCGACCTCTTTAACGGCTTTAAGGTATGCCTGTAGGTCGTCGCCTTGTTTCGCTATGTTGAGCTCTGCGTAGGCGTCGGCGCGGTCTTTTAGAGCCGCCTCGTAGTCTTGTTCCGCTCCGGTGGCTTGGTCGTATGCTCCGGCTAGAGAGACGCCGAAGCTGTAAGCGAACGAGTCGCCGAACTCTTGGGCGGCGGTTTTGGCGTCTTCGAGTTTCTGCCGGGAGTCTTCGAGGGCGCTTCCCAAGATTTCGCGGAGGGTCCGGGCGTTGTCCCGGTAGGCCTTTTTAGCGTCGGCCTTGGCCTTGGTGTCCGCTTCTTGGGCTTCGGTCGCTTTGCGTTGCCGCTCCTCGAACTCGGAAACTAGATCGTTATAACGGTCTTGGGCGCGGGAATCTACGAAGTCTTGGACGTTCTTTTGGTAGTCGTCGCCTTTCATCCGCATTTCGTCGTATCTGTCGCCGAGGTTCCCGGCTGCTTCCTCAGCGCGGCGGAACGCGGCGGCCGAACTATTCGCGGCGTCTCCGGTCGCCCGGATCGTTTCCTCCGCGTCCTCGGCGAACGGGTTAAGGCGTTCTAACGCGGATTTAGCAAGGTCTATTCCGCTTACCCAGTTAAAGAAGCCTGTAGCGGCTTCGGTGGCTCCGGTGCCGGCGGCCACGTAGTCCTCGGCTTGGATCGCGTCGGCGATCCCGAGGAGTTCGGAAGATACCCTCTCAACGACCGGGAGGAGTTCGGTCCCGATCTGCTCCTTGAGTTCGCCGAAACGTAGAGAAAGGTTCTCGATCTGTCCGGCGGTTGTGTTTACCGCGGCGGCGGACGCTCCTCCGAACTTGGTATTGAGTTCGGCGAGCACTACGTCGAGGTCGCCGGAGTTGAGCGCGGCGCTTGAAAGGCCAGCGCCGAGGCGTCGAAGTGCTGAAGTCTGACCGTCTGCCGCCTTACTCAACGCGGAAACGACGGCGGAGAGCTCTTTCCCGGAGCCGGCGGAGACGTCGACGGCGACCCCGAGGAGCCTTTGAGCTTTACCGAGGTCTCCGGTTACGCGCACAAGCTGAGCGAGCGCCGGCCGGAGTTCGTCGTCCGCGACGTTCGAGGAAAGCATGAGAGTTTCGATATACGACTCGGCGCTTTTTACCGCGGCTTCGTTCGCTCCTACGGTCTTTTGGAGTTGGTCGGCGAGGAGCGCTTGACCTTTTTGGTCGTCGATTGCGGCGCGTACGGAGTCGGCGGCGAACTGGCCGATAGCGGATCCTAGGACTCCGTAGGCAAGCGCGGAAGCCTGCGCCCATTGGGCTTGGGCTTTACCGAACGCGGAAAGCTCTTTGTCGGCTTCGCGTAGCGACTTCCGAAGCGGTGCCGTGTTTCCGGTGACCGTAATAGAAATTGCTTTAGCGCGGGCCATATCTAAAACCTTACCGTTTTGGTGTTCCCGGCTTTGTCCATGTAGACACCTCCGGTGACATTCCCGGCGGCGTCCCGCAACGTAGACGCGATTTCCCACGAGCCGCCAATGCTCGCTCCCGGGTCGCGCGTCCTTGAGGACGGTATTTTCCGCTGGTCAAGGTTGTAATGGTCAATAAGTCCCGTAATACGCGCCGCGTAGATTTCTAAAACGTCTTGACGGCGGACGTCCATCGCGTCATATATGAATGGTTGGGGCTTGATACTGCGGGCGGGCCAACCGAAGTGAATCGGGCCGGCGTATGGCACGGACGCGGACCCGACTCGGACCTTGCCGCTTGTCATTGTGGCCGCGGCACGAATAGACGAGGCGAGTTTGCCAGTACGAAACGGTACGTAACGCTTAGATCCCTCGACGATGACCTCGGCCGCCTGCCGGTGGGTTTCTTTCATTTTGGTTTTTAGGTCGTCGGACATATCGCGGAGTGCTTTTTGTGTCTCTTTAAGGCCGTCGATTTGGATTTTTCCGCCGCGGCCGGATTCCACCCG